GCAATTAACCGCTTATGGATATGAGCCGATTCCTCATCCTAAAATAGGATAGGAGATTAGATTTACACCTGATGTTATATGTATACTAATAGTAAACTTAAGTCATTCTAAGTCATATAAGATTATTAGTAGAAAGATAAGCTTATATATAAGCTCATATATAAGCTTATAATTAGCTTGACTTAGAACCAAAAGTATGCTATAATATACTTATAGTAAAAACCTTTTAAATGAGGAGTTAAATACCCTGTATAACGTAATAACGGACTATTAGGTAATACAGGGGTATTCAGATGGCTTTAAATAAGGAGTTAAATACCCTCATATAACGTAATAACGGAGAAATACTATTATGGGTAAGAAAGAGATGTTAGAGTGTATTGAGGCTTTAAAGGAAGAAATAGAGGAACAGAATAGAATATTGAGGGAGATGATAGGAGTTATAGGTTGGCAGGAGATGAAACTTAAGGAAGCTTGGATTAAAATAGGAGATGAAGATGAAGATGAATGTACCTGTTAGATATTGGCTTCCTGGTAATTGGCTTAAAAGTAAACTCGTTATTACTCTTATTTTTCTAATATCATTTATATTAATCTGGTGTGCTCATCTTGAATGAACTTTTAGTTACATTAATGCTAGTACTACCTTCTCCTGATAAAATGGTAGCTTGGACTGTGAACCAAGTTCCTACTCAAATTCAGGTTATCCATGAGAGTGGACTAGAAGTCAGCTATGGGGCTCTTAATGTACCTTGTCATCTTGAGCCCAAGACTCAACAGGAGATGGTATTTAAGATTGAGACAGGCAGCATGGATGAATGTTACTTGGTTATGGATATAAATAGTCCACTCTTTGTTAGACATCCATTTTTCTGGATGAGAGTGAAGGAGACTAATGCTTTGGATTGAACTTACACTCTCATCTTTAACGCTTGTCTCAATCTGGATGATAACCAATAGAAAACCTGGTGGAGTCTGGTTTGGACTGATATTACAGTTCTGCTGGGTAGCTATGTGGTTATTTTTAAAGACCTATGGTTTTATTTTGATAGATTGTGGGATTATCGGTATTTACAGTCAACGTTTACTTTATAACTATAAAATAAAAAATTATGTTTCAGAGACAAAAAGACCTTGAAGCAGAGATGGTATCTCTTGGGATCAAGAGATTCAGAGAGGAAAACAGGAAAGCTAGGAAGGGGAAGCATGAATCTACTACTCCTGCTGGAATACAGTTCCTAAGAAAAGGAGTAGAGAAAGTAGAGAAGGAGCTCAAAGGCCTTATGGATAAGTATAATAAGGGAGTTCCTACCAAGTATCCTAAGGATGCTATCCAGAGACTCTTTGAGTTACCTACTGATGTTACAGCCTTCTTAGCTCTAAAGGCTTGTGTTAACCATTTATCCACTCCTGCTAAGTTGGTTAAGGTATCAACTGAGATAGGAGCCTTCTTAGAAGATGAAGCTAGGTTCAGGTATTTCCAGAAAGTCAATCCAGCTTTGTTTGGAGTAGTGACTAGGGATTTAACCAAGAGGACTACTAATTACAGGAAACAGAAGAGAGTCCTAGTCCACTCTGAGAAGAAAGCTAACTTGGGGTGGAAGAATTGGCTTCCTGGAAATAAAGTTAGATTAGGGCAGATGCTGACTGAACTAGTTTGCATTACTACTAAGCTGTTTGAGATCAGGCAGCATACTGAGGACTCACAGAAGAGGAGAACTATCTTCTGGCTGGAAGCTACTGCTGAGTCTCTTAAGTGGGTTGAAAAGAAGAACTCTATCTGTGAGCTCTACAATCCTGTAAAGCTTCCTTGTCTTATTCCACCTAGAAAATGGGAGTCAGTCTACTCAGGTGGGTACTATACCTATACAGGATTGAACTTCATTAAGACAATGGATAGCTCTTACCTAGATATGATTAACCTGAGGAAGCCTAAAGAGGTCTTTCAGGCTGTGAACATAGTCCAGGAGACTGCTTGGAGAGTAAATAAGGAAGTATTTGAGGTTATGGATACCTTGTTTAACTCTAAAGCAAGCTCAAAGGTTATTCCAGAGTTCTTTGAGAGAACCATGCCGATTCCTTATCCTAAAAAAGGAACTAAAGAGGAGCAAGTAGAGTGGAAAAGGCTTGCTACTCACATGTACTCAGATAATGTAAAACGTAAAACCAAGAGAATCCAATTCAGTCAACTCATGTGGACTGCCAGGAAGTTTAAGAATGAGAAGATGTTTTACTTTCCTCATACAGTAGACTTCAGGGGTAGACTGTACGCTAATACTGCCTTCCTTAATCCTCAGGGGGAAGACTCAGCTAGGGGTTTGCTTGAGTTTTCTGTAGGGAAACCTATGGGAGACTCAGGTAAGCCTTGGCTTGATGTCCACTTAGCTAACTGCTATGGGTATGATAAGGTATCCCTGGAAGAGAGGGTAGAGTGGGTAGAGCATCATAGGGACAGTATTATTATGACAGGATCAGATCCACTAGACTATAAGTGGTGGATGGATGCGGATAAACCTTGGCAGTTTCTAAGAGCTTGCTTGGAGTATGTAAAGGTAGATAAAGATCCAGAGTATGTTAGTCACCTACCAATTACTGTGGATGGTTCCTGTAATGGCTTACAACATTTCTCTGCTATGCTTAAGGATGAAAAGGGGGGTAAGTCAGTGAACCTTCTGCCTTCTGATGAGCCACAGGATGTCTATGAGATAGTAACACAGGCTGTTATTAAGAGAGTAGAGGCTGATCCAGAGAGCATCATTCAAGCTGGAGATATAAACCGGGCTCTCATTAAAAGACCAGTGATGACTACTCCTTATGGAGCAACTCTATATGGCATGAGAGACCAGCTACATGAGGAATACAAGAAGCAACTGGATAAGGGGGTAGAGTTTCCTACCATCAAGAAGGATGAGGATCTATGGAAATACTGTAAGTATCAGGCTCACCATATTTATAATGCTATTGGGGAGACTGTAGTTTCTGCTAGAGAAGGAATGAGGTGGCTCCAGGATGCTGCTAAAATCATGAGTAAAACAGATAAGCCTATCTACTGGACTCTACCTACAGGTTTTATCGTAAAGCAGAAGTATATGAAGCCTGTGGTTAAAGAGGTCAAGACAATATTAAATGGTAAACTGGCTTCTCTGTTTTCAGCTCATCACATGGCTGATAAAATGGATAAGGTGAGACAGGCAAACGGAATAGCTCCAAATTTTGTTCATAGCTTGGATGCCTGTCACCTCATGAAAACAGTTTTGGCATCTTATATGGACATACAGAGCTTTGCTGTGGTTCACGATTCGTTTGGAACCCATGCCTGTGATATGGAAACCTTGAGTGAGAACTTGAGAAAGACTTTCATTGAACTCTACTCTGAGGATGTCTTAGCTAAGTTTGCACAAGAACAATCTGAGAAACTTCCAGATTTACCTAAATATGGAACCTTAAACATAGAGGATGTAGCCAATGCCGAATTCTTTTTTAGCTAATACTGATGTAAAAAAGGTATCAGAGGGAATGATTAAGTTAGTAAGTAGTATTGAGGGGTTTACAAAGGCTGAGAAGTGTGCTATAATAGCATCTGTATTTAGTTGTTTATTTCGACATAAACTTTCTCATGAAAGGAGTTTGACTGATGTAATGTATATTGTTAATAATATGAGAACAGACTGTAAGATTAAAAAGCTTCCTGAGTTTGGTGCAGCAGAAAATTTTATTAAAGGAGAAATTTAAAATGGCAGATAAAATCCCAATGAATATTTCACCAGTAGGGGTAGCATCCTATCCTCATCTCAACAAACCAGACACTCGTTTTGATGATGATGGTATCTATCAGGTGAACATGCTTTACACTAAGAAGGAAGTAAAACCTATTCAAGAGATTGTAGAGCCACTCATGGATGGTGGGTTCCATAATCCCATTAAACCAGAGGTAGATGAGGATGATAAGCCCACAGGAAGGTATAATGTACGTTTTAAGATGAAGGCTATCATGAAGATTAAAGGAAAGCGTATAACACAAAGGCCAATTCTAACTGATACTGCTGGAAACCGTGTTATTAGTAACATTGGTGGGGGTAGCAAGCTGAGAATTGCTTATCAGGCTGTGCCGTTTGATCAAGGTAAGGGTGGAGTTACACTTAGAATGAGGGCTGTACGAGTAGTTGAGCTTGTAGAATATACTCCTGGAGTTCAGTGGGGAGTAGAGGATGAAGGTTTTGAGGAAGAAAAATCTAGTGATAGTACAGGTGATGAGTTTGAGATTGTTCTTAATAATAACAACTCAGATGAAGACGAGGACTTCTGATTATGGCTTCTTATGACGATTGGAGAGCATTAGATACAGAAGACTTGGTGTCTAGAGTTAGGGAACTACCTGATGAGACTCTAGTAAGACTTGTAGAGTATGTCCAGATTCTCTGTGATTCAGGTAGCTTTCCTAAGGAGACGTTTTTTGAGGTTTCTCAAACGGCTAAACTAGTTTATAATCTATTACACCCACAGAAAAATGATAATACCACCAATTAATCATAAACAAAGGATCAGGGGTATACGAGAGGGATACAGAAGTGGCTTAGAAGAGTCTATAGCCAGCCAGCTAAGTCGGCAAGTTGGTGTATCTTGGACTTATGAATCAGAAAGAATCCAGTATATCCCTGATCCTAGACATTATTTGCCGGACTTCATAGTACAAGGTAACAATAAAACGATTTATATTGAAACTAAGGGGAGATTTCTAGGGAAGGATAGAGCTAAACATGCTCTTATTAAGAAGCAGCATCCTGAGATTGATCTCCGATTTGTTTTTACTAATCCCAAACAAAAACTATATAAAGGATCTAAAACTACATACGGTGATTGGTGTGAGAAACACGGATTTTTATACTCAAAAAGGAGCATACCAGATATATGGATACAGGAGCTCAAAGAGTAGTTCATGAATCGTGTCCTAAATGTGGTTCAAAAGATAATTTAGGGAGATATCCAGATGGGCATGCGTATTGTTTTGGTAGCGAGTGTGATTATATGGAGCATAATAATAGCGACAGTAAGCCTGTGGGGAAAGTACTCTCCACGAGTAATGGATTTCCTAAAGCAGGAAACTATGAGCCCCTTAATAAAAGAGGAATCTCCCAAGAAACCTGTAGATTTTTCGGTTACAAGGTAGGGAAGCTCTCAGGTAGTAAGGTTCATATTGCTCCTTATTACAATGATGAGGGTGAGCTCATAGCTCAACAGCTAAGGACTAAGAATAAAGACTTCCCTATACTAGGAGAAGCTAGGGATTTAGGGTTATGGGGAAAACAGTGTTGGACCTCTGGAAAATATATTGTTATTACTGAAGGGCAGATAGATGCTATGTCTGTGGCTGAGGTTAATAACTGTAAGTATCCAGTGGTGTCAATCCCTAATGGTGTAGGATCTGCTTGTAAAGCTGTGAGCAAGGATTTAGAGTGGATCTTGGAGAACTTCCAAGAAGTTGTACTGATGTTTGACTCTGATCCTCAAGGTAAAAGCACAGCTCGTAAAGTAGCAGAGCTATTTCCACCAGGACGGTGTAAAATTGCATCTCTT